AAGACGGCGCTGGCGCGAGCTGCCGCCTTCGGGACTGCCCAGCGCACCAAGCATCAGGTCGTGTTCTTCGCCCTGGAGATGGCCCGCCGCGAGTTGGACGAGCGCACGCTGTCGCAGATGAGCCACGAGGCCGGAGACGGCATCGCCTACAAGGACCTGAACGGCGACACGCTGCAGCCCAGCGACCGCGCCCTCCTGCGGGAGCTGGCCGCCAAGGTCCCGTCGAACTTCATCATCGACGATAGCCCTATTCTCTCGGTGGATTACGTGCGTCGGCGGGTGCTGGCGATGAAGCAGCGCGGGCCCGTGGCTGCGGTGTTCATCGACTACCTGCAGATCATGGACCGCCCTGACGCCAAGGGCCGCAACGAGGCCTCGGTGATCGGCGAGATGACCAAGGGGCTGAAGCAACTCGCCCGCGAGGCCGAGACCTGCGTCGTGCTGCTGAGCCAGATCAACCGCGGCGTCGAGCAGCGCGACGACAAGCGCCCGCAACTGTCCGACCTGCGGGAGAGCGGCGCCATCGAGCAGGACGCCAACGCCGTCCTCTTTCCATATCGCGAGTATTACTACCTCCAGCGCTCGGAACCCAAGGAAGGGGCCAAGCGCGAGGCCTGGGAACTCGAGTGCGCCATGCGCGAGCGGGAGATGGTGGTCTATGCCGCCAAGGTCCGCCAGGGCTCTGTCGGCAGCGATGAGCAGGTCTATTTCGCCGAGTTCGACCACATCGAGGACGCTGCGGAGGAGCGCCGATGAGCGTTCCGATCGCGATGCTCGAAAAGATGCAGTCGATGGGCCTGACGCTGGAGCAGGCGATCGACCTGGCGAAGATGTGGGAAGAGGGCGCGGCTCTGCCGTCGCCGAACGCCCTGCGCCAACGCCGCCACCGTGAACGAAAGCGGGGCGCCGTTACGCAAAGCGTTATGGATAACGTTACGCGTAACGCTTCGGATAACGAGCAAACAGTTTCCCCCACACCCCCTTCAGAAATAACCCCTATCCCCCCCCTAAAGGGGGGTACTTTCCCCAAATTCGAAGCCCCCAAACCCGAAAAGCCCAAGACAACCGAACCGCAGAGGGCGCTAACCGGCTGGGTTTCGGATCTCTGGCAGCAAGCCCCCCTCAAGGCGCGGCAGCGGTCGTCGACCAAACTGACCGAGAACGCGCTGCGGGCCGCGGTGCGGGGCGGGGCTGACCCAGCGCGGATCGTCGCCGGCCTGGCGGCCTACTACACCTCGGCCGACGCCACCAAGGACGGCGGCGAGTACGCCAAGGGCGTTCATCGGGCGATCCAGAACCAGCTCTGGGAGGCCTACGAGCCGCAGCCGACCCGCGCCGAGCAGGCCGATGCCGATCCATGGCCGGCCCGCCTGCTGCGTTGGCGAACCTCGGCCTACTGGAACTCCGAGTGGGGGCCGAAGCCCGGCAAGCCCGGCTACCGCGGCCCGCCGCCGGTCCTCGACGCTGAAGCCGCATGATGAACCGATCACCCGTGCGTGGTCCCTGGCGGAACCATAACCAACCCCCTAACGAGACAGATCCAGGGAGGAACACTGATGGCTAAGCGCAAGGAAACCCCAGCCCAGATCGCCGCCAAACTGCTTGAACGCAAGCGCCAGGACTTCGAGGCCGTGAACCTGCCGGGAAACGCCGCCGAGCTGGACAGCGCCGCCAACATCGAGGTGACCCGAGCTGGCGGAGGGCGTGAAGGCCGAACGGTGGAAGGCGACAGCGCCAGGCGCCTGGACGCCATCGAGGCAATCCGCCCCTTGCTCCGCAAGCGCGAGTGCGGCGGCTGCTACGACGCCCTTCGCCGCCTGGAGTACGACATGATCCAACGTCGCGGGGAGGGAGATCGCGGCCGGGTTCTGGAGCGCGTGGATGGCGACGGCGGCAAAGACATCGCCGACAAGATCCTCCAGGCCGGACAGCGGATCGACGGCCTCAAGGTGCGCCTGTCCCGGAGAGATTGGACGTTGGTCAAGGAACTGGTCAGCGCAACCCAGGCCTGGGGGAGCTGGCGAGCGCTCGTGTTCCATGTGACCGGCGAAGAGAACGACCACGCCCAGGCCGGCGCGCTACGCTCAGCCTGCGCCAACCTGCGGGACGCCTACGAGGACATCGAACAGGCAGAGCAGAAGAGGGCGGCATGAGCGGATGGTTCCTCTTTGCCGCCTGCTTCCTGTTCGTGACAGGCCATCCCGTGGCGGGCGCATGGTGCATCGTCGGCGCAATCTTCACTGCCTAAAACACCACCCCTTGCGGAATACACGAAGCTGTGCCACAACATGCATGAGGGGTGATTGCGCCTGATTCGCGCCGCCCCAGCTCCATTCGCGCCGCTCGATTGAGCCGCGATCCAGACGCCAGCCAGACACAACAGCACAAACCGGCGCTCGCGCCCGCTTACCGCACAGGTCTGCGACTGGCTCCCAAAAGCTCCCGGCGATCGAGAGCGAGATGTGAATGCCCACCCTCACCAACCCCAAGCACGAGCGCTTCGCCCAACTGCTCGCCAAGGGTGAGACGGCTGACGAGGCCTATGCGCTGGCCGGCTACAAGCCAGATCGGGGCAATGCGTCACGCCTGACAGCAAATGACAACGTGACCAAGCGCGTGGCCGAAATCCAGGAACGCGCGGCTATTCGCACCGAGATCACCGTCGCTAGCATCACTGAGCGGCTGTTGGCCATCGCCGAGAAAGCTGAAGCCAAAGACGAGGCGCCCATGCTGTCTGTGGCGCGCGCATCGCTGATGGACGCAGCCAAGCTGAACGGCCTGGTGACCGAAAAGACCGAGCACTCCGGCGCGGTGCAGATCACCGAGATCCGGCGAACCGTTGTCGATCCTGCAAATCGAGACGCCTAGGGCGTTCCTGCCGCTGTTGCCGGCGGCGCGCTACAAGGGCGTTTGGGGTGGGAGAGGTTCGGGGAAGTCACACTTCTTTGCCGAAATGGCGGTCGAGCGCTGCCTGATGCGACCGGGAACGCGCATCCTCTGCGTTCGGGAAGTGCAGCTCTCGCTGAAACAGTCCGTCAAGAAGCTCATCGAGGACAAGATCGCCGCCTTGGGCGTGCAAAGCCAGTTCGACTGCATCAAGACCGAGATCAACACGCCAGGCGGCGGGGTAATCGCCTTCCAGGGGATGCAGGACCACACGGCCGAGACGGTCAAATCGTTCGAGGCGTTCGACGTTGCCTGGGTCGAAGAGGCGCAATCCCTCAGCCAGCACAGTTTGACGCTGCTGCGGCCGACCATTCGAAAGCCTAGCTCGGAGCTGTGGTTCTCGTGGAACCCGCGGCGGAAGACGGACGCGGTGGACGCGCTGCTGAGGGGGCCAAGCCCGCCGAGCAACTCGGTCGTGATCCGCGCCAACTGGTCGGACAATCCTTGGTTCCCGGCCGAGCTGGAGACCGAGCGCCAAGACGACCAGCGCGACCGCCCCGACCAGTACGACCACGTCTGGGAAGGCGATTACGTGAAGGTGTTCGACGGGGCCTATTACGCCGCCCAGCTCTCGCAGGCGCGGAAAGAAAAGCGCTTCGGCAATGTCGCCGCCGATCCTCTGATGCAATATCGGGCGTTCTGGGACATCGGCACGCGAGACGCGACGGCGATCTGGGTGGCGCAGTTCGTCGGCCGCGAAATCCGGGTGCTCGACTACTACGAGGCGTCCGGCCAACCGCTCGGCACGCACCTCGAATGGCTGCGCTCGAAAGGCTACGGCAAGGCGCTCTGCGTGCTGCCTCACGACGGCGCCAACCAGAACCACGTCACCGCTGATCGGTTCGAGGACCACGTTCGCCAAGCCGGCTTCGCGGTCGAGGTGGTGAAGAACCAGGGCAAGGGCGCGGCGCTGAAGCGCATCGAGGCAGCCCGGCGGCTGTTTCCGAGCATCTGGTTCAACGAGCCGACGACGGGATCTGGCGTCGACGCCTTGGGCGCCTACCACGAGCGCAAGGACGAGGCTCGCAACATCGGCCTGGGTCCCGAACACGACTGGTCCTCGCACGCCGCCGACGGCTTCGGGCTGATGTGCGTGGCCTACGAAGAACCGCGCGTGAAGTCCGACGAACGCCGCAAGCAAGTCGCCGCCGGTGGCTGGATGGGGAGATAGATGATCCAAACTCCCCCCGGCAAAGCGCCCGCCACGATCAAGACCCCCGCCGGCTACAAGGACATCGGCGAGTTCCTCGAAGAGGCCCGCGAGCGCTATCAGCAGGATGTCGACTTCGACCGCGAGAACCGTGAGGAAGCCTATATCGACCTGCGCTTCCTGGCTGGCGAGCAGTGGGACCCGGACGACGTCACCGCCCGCAAGGGTCGCCCCTGCCTGACCATCAACACCCTGCCGCAGTATGTGGCCCAGGTGGTCGGCGACATCCGCATCAATCAGCCGTCGATCAAGGTGCGCCCGGCTGAGGATGCGGACCAGCCGCTGGCCGATGTCCGCGAAGGCCTGATCCGCGCCATCCAGTACGAGTCCAAGGCGTCGCAGGTCTACGTCAACGCCGGACAGAACCAAGTCGGCTGCGGCATCGGCAATTTCCGGGTGTCGTTGGACTACGCCGCCGACGACGTGTTCGACCGCGACATCCGCATCAAGGCGATCCCCAACCCGTTCGCCGTGGTGTGGGACAGCGCCAGGACCGAAGCGACGGGCCGCGACGCCGGTCATTGCTTCATCACCGACGAGATGCCGCGCAAGCTGTTCGAGGAGCGTTATCCCGACAAGTCGCCGGCCGACCTCGGCTCGGAGTTCCTCTCGACGCTGCAGACCGGCGGCTGGATCAACCGCGATATCGTCCGCGTCACCGAATACTGGGTGATGAAGGACAAGCCCGCCGAAATCGCCATGCTGCAGAGCGGCGAAATCAAGGAGCTGACCGCCGACAACCGCGATGCGCTGATGCCGCAGGTGGCGACCAACGGCAAGGGCGCGCCGATGGTCCGCAAGACCACCAAGAAGGTGGCCTGTATGTACCTGATCACCGGCTTCGACATCCTCGAGGAGCCGGTCGAGTACCCGATCAGCCGCCTTCCGGTGTTCCGGGTTCCCGGCTGGGAGATCAACACCGGCCACAAGACCATTCGCTGGGGCCTGGTGCGCCACGCCCGCGACCCAGCGCGGCTACGCAACTACTGGCGCTCGGTGATGGCTGAAAAGCTGGCGCTGGCCCCGCGTCAGCAGTGGATCATCCAGGAGCGCAGCGCGGGCGACGCCGACGAGTTCCGCAACGCCGCCAACTCCGGCGACACCGTGCTGACCTACTCCGGCGAGCAGGCCCCGCAGCGGATGGAGCCGCCGCCGATCGAAGCGGCGCTGATGCAGGAAGCCGCGCTCAACGCCCAGGACATCAAGGACGTCACCGGCCTGCACGACGCCAGCCTTGGGGCTCGGAGCAACGAGACCTCGGGCAAGGCGATCATGGCCCGCCAGCGCGAAGGCGACGTCGCCACCTACATCTATCAGGACAACCTGAAGGACGCGATCGGCGAATGCGGCCGGGTGGTCGAAGAGCTGATCCCGGTGGTGTTCGACACCGCCCGCACCGTGCGGGTGCTGGGCGCCGACGAGCAGCAGACCATCCAGCGCGTCAACGACCCGATGGACCCCAACAGCATCGACCTCGCCAAGGGCAAATACGACGTCGTGGTCGATGTCGGGCCGTCCTACACCACCAAGCGGGTGGAAGCGGCCGAGAGTATGATGCAGTTCGTGCAAGCCGTGCCGATGGCGGCGCAGGCGGCGGCGGATCTGATCGCCAAGGCGCAGGACTGGCCGCTGGCCGACGAGATCGGGGATCGGCTGTCAAAGATGCTGCCGCCCGGCCTGGTGCAGCCCGATCCGGCGAAGATGTCGCCGGAAGAGCAGCAGCAATACGCCATGCAGCAACAGCAGGCGCAGGCCCAGGCCCAGGAACAGGCGCAGATCCAGCGGCAGGGCGCGCAGCTCAACCTCGCCGAACTGGCCGCCAAGGTCGACAAGACCCGCGCCGAAGCGACCCACCGGATGGCCGAGGCGCAACGGCTGGGAAGCCCCGCCGCGGTCGATCCGCAGATGCAGCAATACGAGTATGGGTTGAAGGCCGCCGAACTGCGCCTGGCCGAGGCCAACGCCGATGAAGCCCAGGCCAACGCCGGGATTGCGTTCTTCAACCTCAGCCAACTGACCAGCCCGGCCGCTGCCGAGGCCAACGCCATTCAAGCCCAGGCGCAGGCGCATCAAGCTGCGGCGCAGGCGGTGCAGGCGCACATCCAGACCGCCTCCGACCTGCACGACCTGGCCGCCAAGCCGCTGGATACGGCGCATCAGGTGGTCGATCTGCAGAACAAGCTCAACCCGCCGGAGCCCGATCAAGGCGCTTCGGACCCGAGCGCGGCCGGGCAATCCGGCTAATGCCGTGGCATGGCCCGAGCGAAGAGTTTGACGTTGGTGGGACGGGCTCGCTCTACGACGTCAACGACCGCTCCCCAGCGCCACGCCTGTGGGACTGCAAGTCGGTGAGCCGGGCTGCAGCACAAGCGCTAGATCGCAAGGCGAAGCCAGTCGATCGCCCGGCCGGCTTCTGGAGGCCTCGCCCGCAGGCCTAATAAGTTTCCGCGCAGGGATCTCGCTCCGTCCCTGACCCACGCGCCCAGGAGCCCTCGCGAAAGCGCCCATGACCACCGAAACCAACGCTGCGCCGGAAGGCGTGAGCGAAGACACCGCTGCTGCCCTGGATTCGGGTGCGGAGGACCAGACCCTTGCTCAGGGTGACGAGCACTCCGGCGACGATGCCGCCGCAGCTCAGGACGGCGAGGACGGCCAACCGGCCAAGCCCCGCAAGTCGGCGCAAGACCGCATCGATGAACTGACCCGCGCGCGCCGCGAAGCGGAACGGGATCGCGACTACTACCGCGAACTCTCGTTGCGCCAACCGCAAGCTCCGCAGACCCAACCGCAGGCGCAAGCCCCCGCGGCGGAACAGGAGCCCGACCCGGCGGCCTACGAGCACGGCGAACTGGATACGCGGTTCATCCGCGACCATGCGGTTTTCCACGCCCGGCAGGCCTTCCGGAGCGAAATGGCGCAGCAGGCTCGGCAGACGCAGACGCAAAGCGCGCTGTCGTCGTTCGAGCAGCGGGTGGGCGAACAGTATCCGGACGGCGAACCCGCCGGCCTGCAAGCCCTGCGGCGAATGCCGAGCCTGCCGGAGGCGATCCAAGAGGTTCTCCTGACCTCCGAGATCGGCCCGAAGCTCGCCGACCACCTCGGTCAAAACACCCGTGAGTTCCAGCGCATCTCGGCTCTGCCGCCCATCCAGCAAGCGCGCGAACTGACGAAACTCGAAATCAAGCTGGCGACCCCGCCGGCTCCCGCAAAAACCGCCACCGACGCCCCGGCTCCGGCGCCGCAGGTCCGAGGATTGAGCGGCCGCTTCACCGTGGCCCCCGACACCAACGACTTCGCGGCCTTCGAGAAGCAATACGGGAACTAGGCGGCCTCTCTTTTCCTGAAAGGACCGGCCCCCCATGGCCAATTCCATGCTCTCCCCGAAGGTGTACGCCAACACCTTCCTCAAGCTGATGAAGAACAACCTCGTCGCGGCCAAGCTGGTCTCCGGCGAGTTCAAGGACATCGTCGTCAAGCCGATCAGCAACACCGGCCAGCGCAACGGCACCACGGTCTACGTCAAGCGTCCGCCGGAGTTCACCGTCCGCGATGGCGCGGTCGCCTCGGTCCAGGACGTGGTCGAAGGCGAAATCGCCCTGACCATCGACAAGCAGAAGGGCATCGATGTCGAGTTCACCTCGATGGAGGAGACCCTGAGCGTCGACAGCCTGCTGAAGTCCAAGATCATGGGCTCGGCCGCCGCCAAACTGGCCAACCAGATCGACATGGACATCCACGCCGAGACCAAGAAGTTCTATTCCTGGGTCGGCACGCCGGGCACCGCGATCACCACCTACGCCGGCCTCACCAAGGCGATGGAGCGCGCCGACATCCAGGCGATCGAGACCAGCGGCCGGGTGGGCTTCCTGCACCCGACCGACGCCTGGGGCATGATCGGCGGCCTCTCGGCGCTGCAGCAGGACAAGATCGTCGGCGACGCGCTGACGAGCGCCAAGCTGCCGATCCTCGGCGGCGTCGACTGGTACGCGACGCAGAACGCCGGCACGGTCACCACCGGCACCAAGACCGGCGGGGCGATCGACGGCGCCAGCCAGAATGTCACCTATGCCTCGGTGGCCTCCGGCAACTGGACGCAATCTCTGATCGTCAAGACCTTGGGCTCGTCCAAGACGCTGGCCATCGGCGACAGCTTCACGATCGCCAACGTCTACATGGCCAACCCGATGAGCAAGGTCTCGACGGGCGTCCTGCAGCAGTTCGTGGTGACGGCGACCAAGACGACCACGACCGGCAACACCGAGACGATCACGGTTTCTCCGCCGATCATCACCTCGGGCGCCTTCCAGACCGTGGTCTGCACCGGCACCGACACGACGGCCCCGGATGACTCGGCGACGATCACCTGGCTCGGCACGCTCGGCACCACCTACCGCTTCGGCACGCTGTTCCGCCCCGAGGCGATCGCCCTCGCCTCGGCCAAGCTGATCATGCCGTACTCGGGCGAGGCGGATTACTCCACCGACCCCGACACCGGCCTGACGGTGCGCTACTGGCGCTCGTCGGACTCGACCAACGACACGCACTTGCACCGCTTCGACGTGGTGTACGGCGTGAAGAACGTCGATCCGCGCCGCGGCGTCCGCGTCTCCGGCACCTGATCCACCCCTGAGCCCCCCTGAACTGGCCGGGCCTTCGGGCTCGGCCGCCTCTTTTCAAGAAAGGCTTCGGCCATGGTTCAATACGTCAATCGTCGCGCCGATGGCGCATCGCTCGGCCAATCGGCGACCGACAAGGTCTCGCTCTACGGCGTCACCCCGATCATCCAGCGCACCTCCACCGTTCTGGCCTCCTCGCTGCTGTCGGCCAGCTCCTACGTCACGGTCGGCGCCAACACCGCCGCGATCCTGCTGGAGATCAGCAACGCGCTGGTCGCCTTGGGCGCCATCAAGACCGCCTAAGATGGAAGGCGTGCAGTTCCGTGTGGTTTTCTGCACGCCGACCATCACCCAGCCGTATCCGGCCTATGTCGCGGCGATGGAAGCCAGCGTCCCGGTGCTGGAAGCGGCCGGGATCGACCACAAGCTGACCTTCGAGGTTGGAAATCCGTACATCAGCGCCGCGCGAGCGACCATGCTGCGCAAGGCGCTGGATGGCGGGCCCGAGGCGGTCATCTTCATCGATCACGACCTGTCGTGGGCGCCGGGCGACCTGCTGAAGCTGATCGAGACCGAGGGCGAGTGCGTCGCCGGCCTCTACCGCTTCAAGAAGCCCGACGAAGAGTACATGGGCGCGATCGAGAGCGGCCCCGACCATCGCCCGCAGGTCAACGACGACGGCACGCTCAAGGGACACCGGGTTCCGGCCGGCTTCCTGAAACTGACCCGCGAGGGCGTGCAGCGGTTCATGCGCGCCTATCCGGAACTGCTGTACGGCGACCCGATCGCCCCGCATGTCGATCTGTTCAACCACGGCGCGTGGCAAGGCGTCTGGTGGGGCGAGGACTACGCCTTTTCCCGGCGTTGGCGCGAGTGCGGCGGCGAGATCCGCGTGGTTCCCGATCTCGCGCTGACCCACCACGCCGCAGACGGGACCGCCTATCCCGGAAATTACCACCTGTTCCTGCGCCGCCAGCCTGGGGGAGACCTGCATGACCACGGCTAGGCAATTGCTAACCCGGGCGGCGCGGATCACTGGCGACGCCAGCGAAGGCATGGCCGCCCCTGCCGCCTATCCGATGCAGGTTGGGCTGAACGCGCTCAACGCCATGATGCGCGAGTTTCGCGGCGTCGAGATCGGCCCGAAGCTCAAGCGCAACTGGCATCCGGTGGTCGGCGCGGCGGCCCGTCCCGGCGACCTTTACGCCATCGACATTCAGACCCCTTGCCAGCCGAGGAGCGGCGACCGCTTCGGGGTGATCGGCGCCCACACGGTTACCGGCAACGGCGACACCATCGAGGGCGCAGCCAGCGTCACCACGACAGCCTCGACAAGCTGGTTCTACCGCGAAGACCTCGGCGACTGGCTGAAGGAGCAGGACGTCGGGCTTGATGACGCCCATCTGCTGACCACCGATCTTGACGAGGCCTTGGCCTATTGCGTCGCCGCGCGCTGGTATTTCGAGAACACAGGCGAGGTGACCCAGGTGATCGCCACCGAGGCGCAGACCGGCCGCGGGCGGGTGCGCCAGGTCTACGGCTATCGGCCGATCGTCTGCGCCGATGGCCCCTTGCTGCGCGGTCTGGCTGAGCGGCAGAGCTATCCGCGGCGCATCGGCGGCCTCTGATGCCCTCGCAGCGCATCCAGATCGGCCTTGTCGGCCCGTCGTCCCACACCATCCAGGACCACCAGAGCGCCCGTACGCTCAACATGTACCCGGAGGTCAACGACGCCGACGCCAAGGCTCCGGTGGCGCTGCATTCCTGCCCCGGCCTCGACCTTTACGCCGACGTTTCGGATTATGTGCTGGGCGCACAGATCCGCGGAATGCACCGGATGGGCGAGCGGCTGTTCATCCAGGCCGCCAACGCCATCACCGAAGTCCGCGGGCAGATCGACTTCTACCAATACGCCAGCCTCTCGACCTTCAAGGGCCGGGTGGGGATGAGCGACAACGCCGGCAAGGTGATCGTCGGCGATGGGACCGGGTTCTACGTACTGGACCCGAATACGCCTTTCACCGCTCCGCCGGTGCTCAGTTCCGGCGACCAGATCCTCGGCACGTTCTCGGGCTTCATCGACAGTCGGACCATCTATGTCGAGCGCGACACGGGAAAGTTCTACTATTCGGCGCTGAACGATCCGACGACCGTGGACGGGTTGAACTTCGCCACCGCGGAAGGCGATCCGGACCCGATCATCGCCCTGGTGATCGCCAATCGGGAGATGATCTTCCTCGGGCCGCACAGCGTGGAATATTGGGCGCCCACGGGTGACGCGGACAACCCTTTTCAGCGGATTTCCGGCGGCTTCTCGGCGCATGGCTGCGCGGCCAGGTGGTCGGCGCAGTTGTTCGAGAATTCGGCGGTGTTCGTCGGCCAGAGCGACGACGGCCACGGTTTCGTCTGGCGCTGTGGGGCGGCGGGTTCTCCGCCGCAACGGATCTCCAGCCATGCTGTGGACCACGACCTCACCGCAGCCCTGAAGAACTACGACCACGAGCTGATCACCGCCTACACCTACGTCGAGCGCGGCCACGCCTTCTATGTGCTGAACCTGCCGAACGGCAAGACCTGGGCTTACGACTCCATCACCGGGCTCTGGCACGAGCGGGCGCATCTCAACCCGCATACCGGCCTGTTCGAGCGCGGTCGGCCTGACGTGCACGCCTTCTGGCAAGGCGTGCATTACGTCGGGGTCTATGACGACGCGGCGCTCTATGTGCAGTCGCGGGCGATCTACGCCAATGGCGGAACCCCGCTGGTCCGCCTGCGCGAGACGCCGCACATCCATGCGCAGGGCCGCTGGATGCGGTTCAACAGCCTGACCGTGGACATGGAGGTGGGCGTCGGCCTGGATGGAGCCGGGCAGGGCGGCGACCCGCAACTGATGCTGCAGTATTCGGACGACGGCGGCCATACCTGGAGCAACGAGATCACCCGCTCGATCGGGCGTATCGGGGCGACCAAGACGCAGGTCCGGTTCGGCCCGCTGGGTCGGTCACGAGATCGGGTGTTCCGCCTTAGCGTGTCAGATCCCGTCCCGGTGACGTTCGTCAACGCTTGGGCCGACGTGGACATCGCCGCGTGAGCGTCTATTTCGCGGTCATCCGCCGGGAACTCTCCGCCAAGGGCTTCTCCAAGGCGATGATCGACGCCCTGGAGGGCGTGCTGACGACGGCCAACAGCGCCAGCAGCACAGCTAGCGGTTCAGCCGGTGACATCACGTCGATCCAGGGTGATGTCACCGCGCTGCAGACTGATGTGGCGAGTGCGTTGGATTTGGCGGCCGATGCCGCCTTGCTGCACCCCTTTCAGGAAATCAACCCTGATGAGGTTGTGCAGATCGTGCAGGACGCCACGGGTCTGAGCACAGATGTTCGCGGCGTCGGCATCTATCTTCTCGCCACCTTCCGCAACGCCGACCAGAAGCTCTACCTGGCCGGCTCTGATGACGGCATATCCTGGCAATGGCTGAAGCGGGCGGCTTACACCGCTGGTGCGGACGTCTTGCGCGATCCTTCGATTATCCGCCACAACGATAAGTATTGGGTTGCCCATACCAGTATCACGAGCGGCTCGGCGACCACCTATTTC